AGTCATTTTTGGTTTACCGTAGTGTTCATCAAAATGTAATAGTAGCATAGCATAATGTATGACTTTCATCAAGTCTTTCTTATTCTTTCCATCTTTACTACCATAGCGACTACCATACTTGAGTATGTTTGCTTGGCAAAAATTAGAAGCAAGATCTCTTGCTGCCATTAAATCTAAAGTCTGAACATTACGGTACTCATGTTTGGTTCCAGTATAGTGTCCATTATAAGTACGTGATACATAATCTTCTACATCTTTGAGTATCTCTTTTTCATGATACTTGTTCCTGCTGTCTGACATCTTTTTTAACTCCTCCTTGTGAAATTCTTGTGTCCATCCATCATTATATGGCGAATTAGCATTTACAAAATGATGAGCTGCATTGTCATCGTTAGTCGCAAGATAACTTGGTGGAAATGGAAGTTCTTCCTTACACCATTCAGAATCTACTTCATTATAGTCTGAGTTTGCAGTATTCATAATCTCATCATAAAGTAACCACCATGCCATTATATCAGTTTACCTCCTTATCGTCAAGTTTAAAGTCAGCATCTACCTTATCATAAAGTTCCATGAATGATTGCTTAGTCTCATCATCAAAACGATTCACACATACCTGAATTGCTTTTGCTTTATCATTAAAGATACCATAGGCACGAACAATATGAACTAAACGACGAGTACTAATGATTTCCTCAATACCACCATCATAAAATGTTTTACGGATAATATCAGCCCAATCTACAAGTCTCTTACAAAAATCAGTATCAGTAACACCTAACTTGGCAGCAATACCACCTAAAATTCTAGACTCTACTGAAGGTGATGGATAATCCTGCTCAAACGTTACTGGGAATCTCTCAAGGAAGGCCTCATTGAGCACGTTAGTTCCAATAAATCTTCCGTCGTCTGAACCTTTACCTTTAGTATTTGCTGTTGCGATGACGTTGAATCCTGCTGCTGGTCTGACGAACTTTCCGATTTTCTTAAGGAAAACTCCGTTACCCTCAAGGATGGATTGGAGGCATAAGATTTTGTTCGAGGCGAGGTCAATTTCGTCAAGGAGCAAGATAGCTCCTCTGTTGAGAGCTTGAATAACGGGTCCGTCATGCCAGACTGTGGCACCATCAACAAGACGGAAACCGCCAATAAGATCATCTTCATCTGTTTCGATAGTAATGTTTACACGAATAAGTTCACGTCCCAGTTGGGCACATGATTGCTCTACAGAAAATGTTTTACCATTTCCAGATAGTCCAGTGATAAAAGTAGGATAAAAAATCCTGCTTTGTATAATTTTTTTAAGGTCTGTGAATGGGCCAAATTTAACAAATGTGTCATCTTTTTCAGGAATTAAATTTTGTTCTACAACTGGTTCGACTGCAGGAGCATTAAATGACTTCTCAATATCTTCTACTACTTGAGTGGTAACTTCTAAATTCCACTTACCCTTACCAACCTTAAACTTTTGTATTTTCTTAGTAACAGTTGAGTATCCGATATTATTTGCTCTACAAAATCCACGAACATCAGCAGCAACAAACTCATTTCCAAAGGTGCTTCTAAGTCCATCAATTGCTTGTTGTTCAGTCATTTTTAATTCGAAAGCCATAATTTAGTGATTTATTTATATACGTAGTATACCAATAAAAAAGGGGGTGTGGTACCCCCAGTGGACAGTTTATCAAGCGACTAACTCTATAAATTCGCCAAGTATTTTCTTATTCATTTTCTTAGTCTTCAGACTCTTAACAAAAGCTCTTTTGATTTGTGCCTTTGTAGCATCTTCCTGAACCTCAAACTCATCATCATTAGCAAGTGCACTTGCAGATAATCCAAAGTAAGAATGGTATCCAGCATCTTTAATACTAAATGCTTTATCTTTCTTCCACTGTCTCATAATTTTTTCATATGTATCATCCTCATATCCAACATGCTGTCTGACAAATTGACCAGCATCTCTACTACTAAGAACACGTATTCCAATGAAATTTACATCAAGGAAACTTTGACGCAAATCTTTTAAAAGTATTGTGGACATATCAGAGAAATAACTCATTCCAGCACAAGAGTAAGTATATCCTGTTTTACGATTTCTAAGAATACATCTTTCATGAATATAATTACTTCCCATGTAAGATTCATCATCATAACGCTCAAATGTTTTACTAAATCTTAAGGGAGATCCCTCACCATCAGTAAGAATAACACACTGAACTTTTTCAAGATTATGTTGTTTTTTAAATTGTGGTAGTATTTGATGAAGTGCAATTATAGTTTCATTTAATGGAGTTCCAGAAAGATTCATCCCAAGAGGAATAGAAAATCTTGTCCAATGATTATGATCAGAACACATACCAATACGGAACATATTTTTTAGTTGGTTTTCTAAATCCTTACCTTTAACTTTACTACTAAACAAATTCATTAAAGAAAAGTTTTCATGAACAAGAGCTAATCCTTCTTTCTTTTCATAGGCAGATTTATAGTGCTCCATAGGAGGAAAGTCATTAGTAAAGGCATATACCTCAAATGGAATACTAACTTTCTTACAAAACCAAATTAAATTATAAAGTTGCTTAAGAGTATCTAAGATAACATTGCTCATTGATCCACTCCAATCAAGAATGAATACCAATCCATGATTCTTACCATCAGGAACAACAGATATTTTTTTAAATAGATCTTCATTATACTTGTAAGTATGAAGATTTGCTGTATCTAATACACCTGTTCTGGCAGTGGTAGCACGTGCATATGCACTAGCAGATTTCTTACATTCAAATTCTTTTACAAGATAATTAACTTCTTTCTGTGCATTTCTTTTAAACTCAAAATATTTTTCATCAGTTTCCTCAAAAATATCACTTATACCTGAATGCTTATTCCAAATTTCCTGTTGATCTATCCATGAAAGATCTATTATTTTATGAATAAACTCATTAGGGATAATAACATGTTTAAGATTTAATTTAGGTAATTCGAAGTAAGTATTTTCTAGATTAGATCTTGTATCTGTAAGATCTTTAAGTGCTTCTGCCAGAGTATTTTCAGTTCTAACCTCTGGTTCTTCTACAGAATCCCCACCAGCATCCATCCCACTAGGAGCAACATCGCTACCACTGCCACTTTCAGGAGAATTACTACTACCAGACTCAGGAACGGTAGAATCACTATCGTCACTGCTGTCAAAAGACCTATCCCCAGAACCTTTAAGATCAATATCAGAATCTTGCTCAATGTCAATTTCTTGAGTTTGTTTGTTCTCAAGTTCTTCTTTGCAGAGATTATATAACGCTTCTGCTGCGGATAGGGTGTCATCAAACGTTTCGGCATTTTCAATTAAACGGACAATCGGAGTTTCAGCATCTGAAAAAGAAATATCATTCCACGCACCAACCTTGCAATATAGATTAATCCTATCAGCAAGATTAAAATCAGTAAGATCTTTACCATCAATATCAAAGAAATCTTGATCATTCAATTCATTATACCCGTTATAGAAGGTTTTGGCAATACCTGCATACCTTCTCTTCATCAACTTCTCAATTCTTACATCCTCTACAATATTAACAAAGGCCTGAGGAATCTGAATCTCTTTTGTCCAATCTCTATCAGGAGTATAAAGTGCATGTCCAACTTCATGAGAAACTAATGCATCATATACATTGTTACTTGCTTTCTCCCACTTAGGAAGAGTTAAAACACGAGTGTGAACATTAAACTCAGCAGTCTCAACTTTTTTATGCTCTACAATTAGATCTTCTGTGGCAAGAAGTTTAGCAAGTTGTGATTTAATTTCCTGATTAACTGGCATGTAGTTCCTTGTGTATGTACACATTATAAGACCCCCGACGAGGATCGGAGGTCTTTAGTAGACTCTTTATCAACTGTCTACGCCTTTCTCTTGCAGCCCTTAATGCCTGTGGTTTAAGAGTTCGTTTCTTCTCCTTCTTGCTGTGGTGCTGCCAATTTGGAGTGTTCATGGGGTTTCCCTCTATGAGTGTTGTTAAGATTAAAAATATATTCAACCAGTGGACTTTCCGAGAATTTCATAAACTCATAGTTATCTTTATCTAGGCAATGTCCACCCCAACCAAATTTACCATCCCAACCAGGAACTTGGGTATGTGATGTGCCAATTCGTGGATCGGCACCCGACAAAGCACGGAACTCATCAAAGGTTGATTCACATCCTATCCTCTTATGAATCTCATACAACTCATTAAAGAGAGTGACCTTCATACCCAAGTAGAAGTTCTCTGAATACTTAACCAATGCTGCTGTTTTAATATCTGTTACATGAGAATTCTTACGATCAAGATTCTTTAACCTAGTATAGAAGATAGCAGTGACAATACGAGCAGCATTCTTATCTCCACCAACTATACAGAATGTCTGGTTCCTAAACTTCTCAATATTATTCTTCGAATCTAGATACTCTGGACTATGAAGAACCTTTATATTACTATACTGCTCTTCTGCCCATCCGTAATACTCAGGTGTAGAAGTAGACTTACAACACACTGGAGTATCATCTCCAATATGAGTATCTAATTCATGTAAAACCTGATTAAGAACTGTCGTATTATCTCCTTTAGGAGTATCTACACAGACAAATACGGCCATAAATCGATTTCCTGCATAATCAGAAATCTTATTATCGTTTAATTTAGGATCAATGATTACCTTTTCATCATCCCTGAATATAGATGACACGGCAGAACCAACATAACCGTGACCAACAATCATTACTCTCATGATACCATCCTACTGAATCCTTTAACTTTATCAAATTTAATCACATTTTCAAACTTATCATGTAAATCTGATTTGTGGGATATAACAAATATGTTAGCATCCTTGATGACAAAACGAATAATCTTTAAAAACTCATCCGTTCCAAAACCATCAAGGGAACTGTCAAATACCTCATCCATAATTAATAGATTTGTATTGACAGAGTTCTTGACTCTAGCAACTTCTCTCCATGTAAAGAGTAATGCCAGATCAATTCTCATCTTCTCACCTTCACTAAATGATGAGTATGAAAAATCCTCATGAATCGGTGATTTTACCGTTTCATTAAACTCCTCATCAAGAGTAAAGTTAATATAAAAATCCATTAACTGCAGGTATCTATTTACCTGCCTGTTAATAAATGGTAGATACTTTTTAATTATTTTTGTTTTAACTCCATCATCCTTTAACAAAGAATAGGCAAAATCATAATGATTTATATCTTCCCTTCTTGTTGCAAGATCTTCGATTGTTTGTTGGAGATTTTCTTTAAACTCAGTTAACTTCTCATGCTCAGTATTTCTGTTTTTAAGTTGATTGGTAAGTATTTGAATTTCCTCTTCAAGTTCTCTGATCTGTCTTTGGTTGATAGAGACACGAGTATTGTTTTGAGAAATGTCATGGTTGAGTTTAGTAATCTCCTTTGATAGTTGGGTGAAGTGACGTTCTCTCTCCGATTCTAATTTTATAGTCTCTTCCAGATCGTTATAACCCTTCTTGAGCTCCTTTGCTTTATCTTGAACGTCGGCAATTCTATTTACACGAAACTCTTCTTCTATATTCTGACTACAGGTAGGACACACCGTATTATCTGTGAAAAACTTATGCTCTTTAGTAATTGTCGATACTTTTTGAGTAATTTTACCTTTAAGATTGTTTAGTTTCTTTAACTTTTCAGATGCACCAGTAACCTCTTCTTGCTTTTTAATTAAATCAGCAATATCACCCTCTTTAAATTCATTATGCTCAATATGAGTATCCACCTCAATCGCCAATGTCTTAATTTTAGTATTCTTATCTTGAATACTATTCTTACCTTGCTCTTCTAATTCTTTAATAAAATTCTTTTGCATAGACATCTTATCCTTTATATTATCCTTCTTTAGATCCAAAGATTTTATTTTCTCTTTCTGCAATCGTATGTTCTCTCTGATCAAATTATTCATGGCAGAAAAGATACGAATGTCTAAAAGATCCTCAATGACTTCTCTACGATTGGCACCCGTTAATTGCATGAAGGGAACAAATGTACTACTCCCTAATATGACGATTTGTGTGAAAGACTTATAATTTACCTTAAGAATACTCTCTTCTAATATTTTTTGATTGGTTCGATCATCAGCCTGTTTATGAAGTGGATTACCATTTACCTCAATGTCAAACATATTTGGTTTGATTCCCCGTCTAACCAAATACTCTCTACTATTAACGACAAATTCTATTTCGACAACACAATCCTTTTCATTGACAGTATTGATTAACTGACCCTTATTAATCTTACGGAAAGGTTTATTAAACAAAGCAAAGGTAAGAGCATCCAACATGGTGGATTTACCAGCACCATTCGTACCAATAATAAGATTAGTATTATATTGTTGAAAATCTATTTCAGTCCAGTTATTACCAGTACTTAGAAAATTTTTCCACTTAATTTTTTGGAACGTTATCATTTTTAGGGGGAATTACAAAATCATCAGGGGTTATTACACTATACTTGTAATTGTGCATTTTACAAGTTTTTAATGCAAGTTCATCATCAACTTCAATAACGTCCATCTCTCTATTATATGGATCGGTATCTGAGTCTTCTAACATCATAGCATACCTTACGGCATCATCTTCCTCTTCTAAGAGAAATAAGACTTTATCACCATACTTGTCTGGAACAGCATAGGCACCTTCATCTTTTTTATCTCTAAGAGTAAGAAGCCACATTACTCTACCTCGCAGGCTTTTACATACAAGTTTCTAAAAATATCTTTAATAATATTTTTATCCAAATCAAACTCAGACTCATCAATATATCTATTTAATATCGAAAGGGTATTCTCCTCCTCCTCTATCTCAAAATCTCCAGTTTCCTGAATATCAAAATTCTCAACAATTTTTAATTCATGAACTCCAGATGAATATAATTTATCAATAAATTTCTCAAATTCTTTAGGTTTAGACTTCTTTCTAACAATTATTTTTACAATTTTATTTTCATACTCTGTGGCATTAAACAGTTTATAATTGGTGTCATCGTAGTAGATATTATAAAACAACTTATGTGGATTATCAATTGGTGTATGCTCTAAAGTTTTAGTATCAAATATATGAAATCCTCTAGGATCATTTACATCATTCCAGAACATCTCATATGGATTTCCTAGATAAAAAATCTTTCCATCAGTAGATCTGGTATGAAAATGACCAGAGAATACTTTGTCAAACTTATCAAATACTCCTATATCCATCCCATTTTCCATGAGATGACCACGAGTTGCCTTAAATCCATTTAACTCAAGATGACCCATGGCAATCTTAGCTTTGCTTTTTCGAATCAAATCACAAGTTTCATCATAATTCTCACTATTAATCCAAGGAAGCATTAGAATTTTTAATTTATCCAATACAATCTCTGTTGCTTTCGTAAAAATTTTGATATTAGGAAAACTTCTCAATAACAATTCAGGAGAGTTTACATTATTGGTATTCTTATAATAACAATCATGATTCCCAATAGAAGTATAGACATTATACTTCTTAAGAGGTTCGAATACCACTCTCTTAGACCACTCAAGACTCTGAAGATCTATCGCTTTCCTACTATCGAATATATCACCCATATGGATCACAGTGTCTATCTGATGCTCCTCTAAAGACGGAAAGAAAACATCACGATAAAATAGTTCGAAATAGTCATGAAGATACTTAGAACCCTTTCTAGCCCCGTAATGGGTGTCTGTTATGATTGCGACTTTCATCGATTACGATATTGAATGTTATCCTTAATAGTATTGTATTCTGCATTTGATCCAGATAATGAATTGTCATCCACTACCATGACTTCATCAAAACCAGTCTTCTCAATGATCTTTGTTTTAATATCTAATTGCTTTTTCTCTTTCTGTATTCTTCTTAAGAATGCATAGTGTATAATTTGAGTAAAGTATGCAAATGGATTCCTAGACTTTTCTGGATCAAAGTTATGGATGTACTGCACACAATTTTCTATACCATCAGAAATCATATCCTCACGGAACATGTAATTAACAAAGTTCGGTTTATAC